TATATCGTTGAAATAAAATTAATGGAAAATATGATTATTGGTCCAACAGAAACTCACCGTCTTGTATTAAAAACAGACAAAGAAAAACATAAAATGTCTAAAGTTATACGATCTAACCAGATAGTCTAATTGAAGGTATTGGTTAGCTTAAATCTTGAATGAAACCTGAGTCTAAATTTTGGTTAGAAGTTAAGAAAAATATTACAAGAATTTCTTTCACCAGGCTTGAGTCTTGGGCCTCGGCTGGTGTTCCAGACCTCTTGTGTTATAATGAAAATAATAAATTCTTCACGATTGAATTGAAGGTATCAAAGGGAAACTTTCCAAGGTTTTCTCCTCACCAAATAAGCTTCCATATCAAACATCCAAAGAATAGTTTTATCTTGCAAAAGTGCCTCGGTCCTTGTGCCATAAAACTTTATGAAGGATCGAACATCCTGCGTCTTGTGAACCATGAGCCATGCGCCCCGCTTGCTGAATCATGGAACAGGGTCCAGGAATATCTTGTCAATGTGACATAGTGTCGCACCCCTAAAAAATACATGTGGGCGGGACCCACCCAAAGAAAAAAAACAACTGCTTGTGGGCTCACGGCACTTGCTGCCTGCTCCTTCCCGCCTGCCTGCGGGTTATGACTATTTTATATTTTTGGAAATTCAGGGCCCGATGAACACGGGCCCTGTTACAACGTTTAGGAAGCTTTTTTAAGTAACTTGAAGAAGCCTTGATACTCAGTCTTCATATTTTCGCCGTAGGCTTTTCTCCAGGCTTTCTTAATTTGGGTTAAAGTGTATTTTTTCACGCTGCATTCTCCTGGTTTTCAAATATACCACAAGCAGCAATAAATTTACTTCTATCAAACCTAGGATTATCTTTTTGTAAATAAGCCGAAAGGTCATTAATAAAATCAGATTTTATAACAAATCTAAAATTATTAGGTGATATAACTTTAACATCGTGGTTATTTTTAATTATAGCCGCTAAAGCTATATAGTCTTTTCTTGTCATGTTTCTTTCTCCTTTGTTAAGTGAATGCATCCAGGCCTAGTTCCGAACACCTTTACGTGTGTTATGCGATATCCTGGTTTTGCCTTATAATTTTTCAAAGCTACCAGCTGCATTCGATTCGTATTATATCCTACATTCTCCCATCTTGTCAAATCTTATCTTGCGCCTTGTTGCCTGTTCCCTGATGCACGGCTCATGCAACCTGAGATTATGTCAATCACTTTATAGTTGCATCGGCTAATAAATACATGTGGGCGGGCCCCACCCGTTAAAGAAAAAAAAATTAGAGCTTGTGGCCTGCTTGCTGCCTGCCTGCGGGTTCTATCTATTTATATTTTTTATGGGGTTATGGCTCCCTTGCGGGAGCCGTTGGAATTATATTTTTTTTATTTCAGAAACGTTGTCTATGCGACTTTCAAATACGTCCCTAAATCGCCAGTTGTTCAAATCAAAGCTTTCACTTTGAATTTCAGCATTGGCCAATGCCTCGGCCTCTTTTTGAGATTTGGCTTTAATTTGTTTAGAATAAACCAAAGTCTCAGAGTAAATGACATTAAAAGTTTTTTTAGGCATCTTGGTCCTTTCGTTATTCGGGTAGTTTTGGGAAAATCCCCTTGGCACTACCCAAGCCGTGTTCCAGTTCTTTAGCCAACGATTAAACGTTGTAACAGGATTACTGTATCGCCTTTACACCGGAACGATCTGACCGAGTTTACGGCTCTATCTCTCTGCTTTCGCATTCACCGGTTGACAGGAAGGGACGTGTGATCTATTTCGCTAGCACCTTCTGTCATTTAAAAATATATCCTATTTAATCCTATAATACAACAAATAAATTTATTTAAGCTCCGTGATTCGAGGTCAGTTAATTTAAATAAGTCAATGCGACATAATGTCGCAGGGCTAATAAATACATGTGGGCGGGCCCCACCCATAAAAAAATAAAAAAAATAATTAATTTTAGAGCTTGACAGAATAGGATATTGTAGGATATAATAATCGCATAACAACAACGAAAGGAAAAAACATGAGACCGATAAGAAAACAAGAACTTGAATATTTAGATCGACTTATAAATAACAAGTTCCAAGAAAAGCAAAGTGCAATACGTTCACAGTGCGAACTTGAAGTAGGTAAACAATTAGAAAAGGACTTCAATAAGTTCGTATCTACTTTAAGACTTGATAAATTACTTAAAGACGCTGAACAAGCTGAAAAGGACTATCAAGACTTTAAGTTAAGCAAGGACGCAAAAGAGACCGCTCTTAATCAAAATGCTATTAAGAGAAAACAAGCATTACTTGAAAAGGTTAATCAATGGTCAGACATAAGAGACTGGTCGATTTCAAGCCGTGCTGACACTGTAGATGAAGTATTAGACAATCTTAAAAAAGCTTGTCGACAAGAACTTGAAGAGAAATATAAAAACTCTGAAAAGGGCAAGTTCTTTAAGTATCTACAAAATGGAATAGAGGACGCAAAAAATACGTTATACTCTGGCTTGTCCATTGATGACGTTTGGAAAAACTTAGAGAGTATATTTGGTAAGGCACAAATCGAGGTGCGAGTTCCAAAATCATTTACTCAAATTTCTAAATAATTCTTTTCGTTAAGAATAGACAACGCCCAGTTGTATGGGCGTTGTCCTAATAAATACATGTGGGCGGGTCCCACCCGGGAAAAAAAGAAAAAAAATAACGCCCGGAAATCCGGGCGTTATTCTTAAGACTATTCGGAAACGATTTCTAAATCGTCAATTGAGTTGTCAGTGCCAGTCATGTAGTTTGCTTTGAACTCGCACTCCTGTATTGATGTCCCTGTTTCTTGGAACAGGGAACATGCAACAGTTTCAGTTAAGTTAATATCTATGTCCATATTAATTAACTCCTATGTTTTTAACTTTATTTTCAACTACTCTCATTATTTTTTTCATGTAAGCATTTCTAGTTTTATATCCGACATTTGTTTCATATCCGATATAAGTTTTAATAAATGCTTTAAGTGAGCCCTTTGTGAAATCACCAACTAAAAAGTTTTGATTGCATTGTTTTGCAAATAATAATCTGAAAACAATTTCATCAACATTTTTTTCAGTGATGTCATGCATATCAATCGCCATTAATACCCAAGCGAATCGAGATGCTTCTTGATGTTCTATGTCAGTGAACTTATCTATACCAGCTATGCTAGTGTAGTTGTAAGTTAGTGCCATGTTGTACTCTCTTTCTGTTTCGTTAAATTAAAACCAGATTATCAAATGAAATAAATAGTTAAACAAAATAATGCACTCGATTTGTGTGTGGATAGTTTTGCATACTATTAGTAGTGGTAGTGAACTAACTTTATAGTTGCATGTCTAATAAATACATGTGGGCGGGTCCCACCCAAGAAAACCCAAACGATTTACTTTTACTTTTAAATCAAAGAGGGGGGAGGGGTTAAAACAAAAATAGGGGTCCCAGACTTACCCTTTAGTGCTGGATTTATACACCCGGGTAGGGTATAAACTTTTTAAGGTACCATAATTAAATATTATGCTTGATATAGAACAATTAAAAAAAATTAGAAATATTAATAACATTGCAGATCCTACTGTTAGAAAAAAAGCTAAATTAGATTTTTTGGCTAAGGTTAAAAAGGTAGAAGATAAAGCTGTTCGTTCTGATTTCTTAACATTTGTAAAATACATTTGGCCAGATTTTATAGAGGGGTCCCATCACAAAACCATATCAGATAAATTTAATAGATTACAAACTGGAGAATTAAAGAGACTCATAATCAACATGCCACCTAGGCATACTAAATCTGAATTTGCTTCTTACTTTCTACCCGCTTGGATGATAGGAAATAATCCTAAGTTAAAAATTATTCAAGCAACTCACACTGCAGAGCTCGCTGTAAGATTTGGACGTAAAACAAAAAACTTAATTGATTCATCTGAATACAGAGAAGTATTTAATACAAGATTACAAGAAGATTCAAAAGCAGCAGGTCGCTGGGAAACTGATGAAGGTGGAGAGTACTTCGCTGTCGGGGTCCAAGGTGCGGTAACCGGTAGAGGTGCTGACTTGCTCATCATTGATGATCCACATTCAGAACAAGATGCATATTCACAAACGGCATTTGATAAAGCATACGAGTGGTATACTTCAGGACCACGTCAGCGTTTGCAGCCAGGCGGACGTATTGTTCTAGTTATGACAAGATGGTCAACAAAAGATTTAACTGCACAATTAATCAAGGCTCAAGCAGCAGAAGATAAAGCAGATCAATGGGAGGTTGTAGAATTTCCAGCAATACTTCCAAGTGGAAAACCTGTATGGCCAGAATATTGGAAGCTAGAAGATTTACTAGCAGTTAAAGCTTCAGCTGGTATCTCAAAATGGAATGCTCAGTATATGCAAGATCCAACTGCAGAAGAAGGATCATTACTTAAAAGGGAATGGTGGAGAGATTGGACGGAAGATTATATTCCACCTTTAGATCATGTTATACAATCTTATGATACGGCGTTCATGAAAAAAGAAACTGCGGATTACTCTGCAATTACAACTTGGGGTGTATTTAGATTGAATGAAGATTCACCTCAACATTTAATTTTATTAGATGCAAGAAAAGAACGATTAGAGTTTCCTGATCTAAGGCGCCTGGCCCACGAACAATATACTTATTGGAATCCAGATACAGTATTGATTGAAGCTAAAGCATCAGGACTTCCCCTTACTTATGAACTTAGACAAATGGGAATACCCGTTGTAAATTTTTCACCAAGTAAAGGTAATGATAAACATTCACGTGTTAACTCTGTATCTCCATTATTTGAATCAGGTATGATATGGGCTCCAAAGTCTAAACAGTTTGCACAAGAAGTGATTGAAGAATGTGCTGCTTTTCCTTTTGGAGATAATGATGACCTTGTAGATTCTACTACCCAGGCTGTTATGAGGTTCCGTCAAGGTGGCTTGATTTCTCATCCAGAAGACTATATAGATCCACCAACATCTTTAGACGATAATAAGATTTACTATTAATGAAAAAATTAACAACAACTATACCACCTTTAAGAGGGCCTAATCCACAGGGGTTGAATGTTCCTACTAAAAAGGTTAAAGTAATAAACTCAAGGAATTTAAATGGCAACAATAGACAAAGCACTTCCAAACGAAGTTAGACACTCCATTGAAATTGGTGGTAATCCTACTGAGCAGGAAATAAATACTCCAGCACCAGATCCGAGTAGTACAGAAATAACTCCAACGGAAGATGGTGGAGTTGAAATTAATTTTGAACCAGGTGCCATTAACCAAGCGAATTCAAAAAATCATTTTGATAACTTAGCTGAATTATTACCAGACGATATTTTAGATCCATTAGGAGCAGAACTTTACGATAATTATTCTGAATACAAATCATCAAGACAAGATTGGGAAAAAGCTTATACCGATGGATTAGATCTTTTAGGATTTAAGTATGAAAGAAGAACTCAACCGTTTAGAGGAGCTTCAGGTGTAACTCATCCAGTTCTTGCAGAAGCTGTAACACAGTTTCAAGCTTTAGCTTACAAAGAATTATTACCAGCCGAAGGACCTGTTAGAACTCAGGTGATTGGTTTGAATACAAGAGAAAAAGAAGATCAAGCAAATCGTGTTAAAGATTTTATGAATTATCAAGTAATGGATGTCATGAAAGAATATGAACCAGAATTTGATCAAATGTTATTTTATCTTCCATTATCAGGATCTACATTTAAAAAAGTTTACTACGATTCTTTAATGCAAAGAGCAGTATCTAAATTTATCCAAGCAGAAGATTTAGTAGTTCCATATAATGCAACGTCACTAGATGATGCAGAAGCAATTATGCATCTTATTAGAATATCTGAAAATGATTTACGTAAGCAACAAGTTGCAGGCTTTTATAAAGACGTAGATCTTGGTGAGCCCGGCGATGTTCAAGAGAGTAAATTAGAAACAAAAGAAAAACAATTAGAAGGTATTCGTAAAGGTAAGCAAGAAGATGTATTTACTTTAATTGAATGTCATGTCAATATCGACCTTGAGGGTTTTGAAGATCGCACTCCCAACGGGGAAATAACTGGAATTAAACTTCCTTACATTGTAACGATCGAAGAAAACTCTCGCCAAATTCTTTCTATACGTAGAAACTTTAATGCTAATGATCCATTAAAGCAAAAGATACAGTATTTCGTTCACTTTAAATTTTTACCTGGTTTAGGTTTTTATGGATTTGGTTTAATTCATATGATTGGTGGATTGTCACGTACAGCAACAGCTGCTCTTAGACAATTATTAGATGCAGGAACTTTATCTAATTTACCAGCAGGATTTAAACAAAGAGGTATTAGAGTTAGAGATGATGCACAACCTATTCAGCCAGGTGAGTTTAGAGATGTAGATGCTCCTGGAGGAAATCTAAGAGATGCATTTTTACCTTTACCATTCAAAGAACCTTCTACAACTTTATTACAATTAATGGGTATTGTTGTTCAAGCTGGACAAAGATTTGCATCGATTGCTGATTTAAATGTTGGTGATGGTAATCAACAAGCTGCAGTTGGAACTACAGTTGCTTTACTTGAAAGAGGAAGCAGAACAATGTCAGCTATTCATAAAAGATTATATGCATCTTTAAAACAAGAATTTAAATTATTATCTAGAGTATTTAGTTTATACTTACCACCAGAATATCCTTATGATGTTGTAGGTGGAGCTAGAGTAATTAAACAAGCAGACTTTGATGACAAAGTAGATGTTATCCCAGTTGCAGATCCAAATATATTTTCTCAAACTCAGAGGATTAGTTTAGCACAAACTCAATTACAATTAGCTCAATCTAATCCTCAGATTCATAACTTATATGAAACATACAGAAAAATGTATGAAGCATTAGGTGTAAGAGACATTGATAGAATTTTAAATGTTCCACCTAAACCAATGCCAAAAGATCCTGCACAAGAACATATTGATGCATTAGCGGCTCAACCTTTCCAAGCTTTCAGAGGACAGGACCATAGAGCTCACATGACTGCACATTTAAATTTTATGGAAACTAACTTTGCAAGAAACAATCCTATGATTGTTGGATCATTACAGAAAAATATTTTAGAACATATTTCTTTAATGGCTTTGGAACAAGTTGAATTAGAGTTCCGTCAACAATTAATGCAAATACAACAAATGACACAGAATCCTCAAATGTTACAAAACCCTCAAGCACAAATGCAAGTACAACAATTACAAATGCAGATTGAAGCTAGAAAAGCAATTTTAATTGCTGAGATGATGGATGAGTTTATGAAGGAAGAAAAGAAAATTACTTCTCAATTTGATAATGATCCACTTGCTAAATTAAAAGCACGTGAGTTAGATATTACAGCTCAAAACAATGCTATAAGAGCTAAAGAAGCAGAATCTAGATTAAACCTAGATAAGATGAAAGCTTTAATGAACCAATCAAATACACAAGAAAAATTACAACAAAATGAGGATTTAGCTGAATTAAGAGCGGCTACTTCCCTTATGAAACAAAAGATAACTACTAAGCCAAATTAGTATGTACAATTATTTAAAAAACTATATAACTATTTGATATGGAAAAGAAACCAGGTAAAATTAAAACTGTAATGCGTGAATTTAAAGCTGGCAAATTGCACAGTGGCAAATCAGACAAAATAGTTAAGAACCCTAAACAAGCAATAGCAATTGCATTATCGGAGGCAGGCATGTCAAAAAAAGGTTACGCACAAGGCGGAATGGTAAAGGGCAATGATGATTCATCATCTGCTTACGGAACTCAAGTTGGAGATTATAATAAATTTTTAAATTCTGATGGATATAAAAAAGGTGGAATTGATGTTGAAGTTTCTTCAGCTCAAGAGACACAATATCAACCCGTTAAAGGTCAGAGAAGAATGATGCCAGATAAAAGAAAAACAGCTAAATGGTTTTAATATGCTTCC